GTTCAAGCAAGTCCAGCATGAAAGCAAGACAAGAATCCCATAGGGATTCCAGTCCGGTATCTGACCTGGGTCACCTCCGTTTTGGTGGCCATCTTGACTCCGTCTCAATATTTCTTTTTAGTTATAGCCTGGAAATCCCGATCAATCATGAGCTTCATCCATAACTGAGTTAAGTTATGTCCTAAGACAGGGCTGACTGCTTCAATAATAGTACTTTGAGGTAGTCGGTCAGTGGCGTACTTAAGATCGAACGATCAGACTTTTGTATTTAGAGATATGTGTGATCTTGCATATCTCAGTCCGGCTGCTTCGTCGAAAGATACGTCCTGAGGAATTCTTTTCAACAAGAAGGTGAAGTGATCGAAGATCGGTTTCATTGCTGTCTGAGTAAAGACATCCGCTAACGCAACCACACGTGTCTTACCGGCTCGATCTTGTAAAAATTCGAGTCGACTGTGAACGATATCAGGCTTATCAGGAAACATTTCCAAGATAGGAATGATGTCCACCAGTAATTTAGGAACACATTCTGCGCCTACTTCGTAGGCAAGCTCGTTCAAGATGGATAATAAATTCGGATCGGAATGAAGTGCTATCCCATCCAATAATCATCTTGTGAAGGCTGGGGAACCGTTGGGTCCTCCAGTAGAAGCTACAAATCAGTCGGACGTGTAGAGTGGGTTAAATTTCTTAAAGCGAAGAGTCTTTAATAACTTAGGCATCTCTAGGTCGTAACCCTTTGAAGAACAGGGTGTAGTTATCGACGCTATATTGTAGTCGATATTATCTTTAACACCATCATAATCTTTCAAAAGAGAAAAGAATAGACGACGTGAATTCTCTCAAGTACCCATCCGGAGAATCTTTTCTAGTCCATAGATGCGAGGCAAACCTCGCGCATTTAAGCGGGTAGGATATTTATACCTCATCTTGGTCTCGGACCCGGTTAGAACTAGGACTCAGGCGCTATAAATATCTTTGCGCCAGGACAACCATCGTGTTGTACCTCAGTTAAGCTTAATCATGTTGGACTTTAATGTAAAACGTCGATAAACTTGGGCGACTTTTCAGTATGGAAAGTTAAATATAGAGGTTGTTGCGAGCAGATACCACTGGGGTTGTAACACCCCAACCTGGTTAGACCACTTTAAATTCCAGGAATGAACAGAACGAGCTGTCATTGGTGAAAGATAAGGTGACGTTCATCAGGGTTTCTGATCAACTTGAGGGCATTTCTTGCCCTTAGAAATTCTTGTTTTAGAACTTTTAAAACAACTTGATTTAGAAATCTTGGTAACGACGCCTTGTTGGCGCTGATCTACGGTTTTACCCGTTGCTTTTTGAGTTTTGCTCATGGCTTTGATCACCTGTTTCCCTCTCCGGTCTTGGAGGTCGCAAGGTATGCCCCTGCGGCTCGTGCGACGAATAG